TCTGGCCCTTGCCCTTCAGGAGCTTATCGGCTGTTTTTTGTATGCGTTCGTAAAAGCTCATTTGCCACATTCCTTTTCCCGCGGAAAATATGAGCAATCAACTGTAATAAAAGAATCCAGAGAAAAGTTTACAGAAAACGATGAAACATCTTCAGGAATTTGAAGTTCCTTTTTTAGAAATTCAATTATGCGTTTCCCTTTTTCTGAATTATTGGATATCGAGTTCATCTTACGTCCTCACCAACTTCATTGAGCAACCGCCACCGCCAGAGGCCAGATAAGGCGCAAGAATAGCGTCCACGGCCTTATATCTGACGTTCTGCGGGGAGCTTTTGTCATAGGTGACCGCAATACTGCCCACCTGCTCAGAAAGCACTCCCTGCGTTAAATCCGGCGATAATTCAGCCGTTGCCGCTTTGAGTGCCAACTCACAACAGGCACGTTTTACCGGTTCTGGGATAACATTGTCGTCAATGCTTACGCCCTCGATGACCACGCCGTAACGAGGCCAGCAAAGAGCCTGAACATCAGCATCGGTGCGTAATCCCTGCCACCTGTCGCGGTAAGTGCCTACCATGTAATCAGTGGCCTTACGCAGGCATTGCTCACGCACAGTGTCAGAGGCTAACGCCGCCCATGCAGCGTTGCCCCTGTTGCTGTGATAAGTTCCCGCGTCCGCTACTGATATGTAGCTTTCCGCCGTGCTTAATCCTGTGCCGTCTTCAACAATTAAAGACATAATGACCTCTTAATAAGTCGCGTACGCGTCCGCTAAGACGGTATAGACATTCGGGTTCGCGTCTGTCTCATACCAACAATGGACATTTGTGAGTTTATTCGCGCCATCAACCGTAAGGCCGCTTGTCAGTACGCCTGTATTAATTAGCGTAACTTCACTGGCTATAGCGCCGACAACGGTAAGACCGCCTATAAGCCGATACCCCTTGAACCTGAACCGGTCATCTGTACTTTCGGTTATAACCGTGACAAGGCCTTCTATTGTGTCGCCCTGCCCGTCTGCGTACACCCTGATAGCGTCACCCGCTGCGCCACTTCGATTAATATCGATAGATGCGCCCGAGCCGGCATTTGAAGAGAAGTTTTGCAGATAAAGATTTATTCTCTTGCCGACAGACGCATTATCAACTTGAAGGCCGATAATATCGCCGTGATCAAGCTCGATATTTCCCAGCGTAGCAGACCATGTTCCGCTTGCTGCCGCGGGATCAATGCCGATGACATGAGTGATACTTGCCGATGCAGAAATAACCGCCTTGCCATTCACGGCGATTAATTCAACCCCGTTCACGTCCGGCCAAACAACAGCATCCACTTCGTCGTAATCGCCTGCGTCCACAATAAGCTTCTTTCGGGAAGTGGTAACCATAGCTAAGGCCGCTGTGATAGTGGCTACAGGGGAATCCTCAGTACCGAGCCCGTCTGAATCATCACCGTTTGACTTGACATAAATCTTGTCTTCGGTCGATGAATCAGGAATGGAAGCGTTGCCGACTGACTGTGTTATGGTCCCCGCAGTACAAATTATGTTGAATCGTTCTGAGTCTTCATAGGGACCAAACGTCAAATTAGCACCACTTACAGCAGTTGTCCCTTGAGAACTCCCACCGCCGGGAAGTCTTGAAAGACGGACAACACTGCCCGTTGTGCCGGGAGGCGCGGCAATTTTCAATATATCCCCGGCGGCAAGAAGTGTGCTTTGCTGCGTGTTTGCATTTATTGTTGCGCTCATTTTTTATTTCCTCTTTTTTTTATTTTTATGTTCCTTTAAGCTATCCCCCGCATCGCTCTGGATACCTTCTTCTGTATTGAGCACGGGAGCCTCTTCGATTTTTTCATCCGATTTTTCTCCGAAAACAACATCCCCCGGCTTCATACAATCCTTGAATTGCGTATAATAGCCTTTAGGATGCGCCGGATTATCGCTTTTGATTTTTACCAATTCTCGTTCTTCCATGTTACCGCCTCCGATTTTAGAATGGAGCGGGGATTTTCACCCCGCCCCTGTTAATATTAATTTACCCTTTAAGCACCCGCCAGAATTGCGACGTGCTCTTCTTTAACTACTTTCACGCCCCACGCGATGGCGATCTCATATCTGACCTGTCTGTACTGCTTGTACATGGAAACTTCAAAACTCAGGCCGGTTCGCGGATCGGTAATGGTAGTGCGGTCACTTGCCATGTCGCCGCCTTCAGGAAGCGCGGGCATACGAGTTGCCAGAACGATAGCTGAACGATCAAATGCCAGGTTGCGGCTACCAGAGGCGCGAACTGCGATGGCCAGTGTATCGGCAGTGATTGCTTTCAAAAGACCGGGAGCATTGATCGTGAGGGTAGCGCCACTTACCGCTGATATCAGTGTTTTGTTGACATACTGAGTTGTCGTGTCGCCGGTATTTGCGATAGTTACCAAATCGCCAGCTACCACGGTGCCAGTTCCCGCAGCTGCCAGAGCAATAGAGGTATCACCGATAGCTTTATTGTCTGTCGAGGTCGTCGCGCTGTCTTCAGTGCCGACATCCGGAGTCTTAATCTGCGCGGATTCCCGTACTTTCACGCCGTAAGGACTAATTAAAACGCCCTGATCCAACATGCTTATGCCGGAGGCTGGTACGGTTGTCAGATTCGCCTGAGTTCTCAGCGCAGCGCCTGCGGTAGTATCGATAACACATTGCAGGTCCGAAGTCGGAGCGCCATTATCAACAAGGATTTTCCGCACGTTTGCAATATCGGCCAAGTTGGTCTTAAACAGACTCGTATCGTTCGGTACAACGGCTCGCGAAGCGTTGACGTACAGTCCGCAAAGATCGGATTCAATTTCATTAACCAGGGTTCGCATTGCCTGAGCAAACTGCTGCGCCCTAATCGGAAGCACTCCGACACCGCCGACCATGTTCATCTGCATGGACTCTTCACCCTGCCAGCGAACGGGGACGTAGCGTGATTTCGTGATTGCCAGCGAGATATTGCCGATTGCCTGCTCTCCATCATCCGGGGGAACGGGTGCCGGGGAAACATTTCCAGCGGTTGCCGCAGGAGCAACGGGCGAGTAAATCGTTGCGCCGATTGCCGCTCTTGCCACACGCGGGTCTATCGTTACAGCGGGAATCATTCCCGTTAATTCTCTGGACACAACGTCCAAAGCTAAAAACAAATCAGGAATAAGATTTGTTAAGGTGTTGCCTGTTGAAGCATCTTCGTAAGCCATAATAGTTCTCCTTTAAAATTAATTTCTAGGGCATTTATCCATCCAGTCCTTAACTTTCAGGAGAACCCTATTTTACTGTGTTATACTTCCGCCTTCTTTCGTGAACGCCATTTTTGCCGGAGCGTCCAGCGCTTCAAAGGCGCTTCGTGTCATCGTTTTAACATTCCCTTTGCCCTGTCCGCCGCCATTAGCGCCGCCGCCTGAATTGTCCGGAGCGGTGACAAAGTGTTTGCCTTCATCGGACTTTGCCCATTCGCCAACAGCGTCACTTAATGACTTGTCGCCGATCATGGCCGTCCGTTTATCGCCTTCAACTTTCAACGTTACTTGCCCTGCAAGCATCGCTTTAACGGCCTTTGCCATTTCAGGTTTCACGCCCGCCTTGATGATTGCCTCAGTCAGTCCGTTATCTATAAGCAATGTTGAAACGAACTTTGTTTCTGATTCATAGGCTTTTTTGCTCTTGTCTGCTTCAGTCTGTAACTGCTTCTGCATCTTTAACGCTTCGGCAAGTTTAGCCTCTGTCGCGGACAAGTTTTCCTGCAATGCTGAGAATTCAGCCGGATCAATCGTGCTGTCCTTTTGCGCCTTCTTCAGCTTTGCCAGAAGTTCGCCGTTCTTGTTTTTCAATCCTTCAGTCGCCTCCGCAACTGCCGCTTCGATTAACGGCTGGATCGCTGCCTTCACTTTTGGATCGTTGATGTCAAATTCCATTTTACTTTCTCCCTTAGAGTTTTTATTGAGGGCATTGCCCTATTCGCCGGTCATAGACCAGCCTGTAATTGCTTTAATGTTAATTCCCTGCCGTTCTGACTTATTAAATCGGTCAGAGTAATCTTACCGCTGCGCCATAATTCGGCCTTGCCTTTGCCGAGAAGATTATCTGCGTATGCGGCATCATGCCGTTTTAAGAATGAGCTAAAAGAAGTATCTGCTTTAATCTGCCCAAGATCACTTGCGCGTGTGCCCGTTTCCATTTCAGGTATGTCAATACCTAGCTCCCTGTAAGTTTTTGTTATCGGCGTTAAAACGCAGCGATCATTTGGATGAAGCGGCGGCGCCTGAAATTGAAATTTCGTGTCGTTAATCGGATTGCCTTCAAGATCCCATTCCGCGCCGTTCAGTGCCGCGCATCTGGGGCATACGTGACTATCGAATGTAGCGAGCCAGTGAACACCCTTGACGATATCCGAATTTTCCCTATAAACGGCCAGTTTTGAATCATTGGCAATCTGCATAATGGAATCGTGAACGAGCGTTGAAGCATTACGCCGGGAAACTTCCATAATACCCACTGT